CCCATCAGGGCCAGGTGCAGTTCGCAGTCCATCAGGGCGTCGTCGATGCGCTCGCGCAGCGGATGGCGGATGGTGAACCCGGCGCCGCTGAAGTGCACCACATGGTCGGTCTGGTCGTCCTGGAGGATCCGGTGCACCGAGTGCGGGTCCGGGCAGTCGTCGCCCATGCAGATGATGCGGTTGACCACCCGCATCTCCTCCGCGTAGAGCGTCTGATTGCCACAGGTGGGGCAATACCCTTCGAGCAGGATCACGTCTCGCCCTTTCCGTAGTAGCCGAACTCGTAGATCTTGTTCACGATCCGGGCCGCCAGGTCGCCGACCAGGTAGGCCAGGATCTCCTCCCGGCTCATGTCCTCATGGGCCGAGCCGTCCTTCAGGCAGTCCTGGTTGTAGATGCTCATCGCCGCGTGCACCACTTCGTGGCTGACCACGCTGGTGCCGAGGGCACCGTCGTACATCCGGATGTGGGCCGCCATGGGACTGCGCTTCTCGCTGCCGTCGGCGCCGATGCGCAGGACGTCGATCGTATGGGTCACGCCGTGGGCCAGGTAGTACTCGTCCTCACGGATGTACCCCTCGCGCTGGCTGTGCTTCAGGGCCGCATCACGCATCGATCCCGCGTCCGAGTAGATGGAGACCCGAACGAACCGGCGGCTGCCGGAATGGCGGGTACTCACCCGGAACGACTTCTCCAGGGCCACGAAGTTCTCCTTTCCCCGGATGGATTCTACCGGCGGAAGGGGGTGCGTAGACTGCCGTCATGATCTGCACTTTCATCCCTCCGCACATGTCGAAGAAAGTCGCCGAGACCGACAAGTCTTTCAATGCCGGGATCAAGGTCGACACCACCCTGCGGGCCGACCGGCTCACCGCCGTCGCCCCCTCCGGTCCGATCCGCGTCTACACCGCCTCCAACAAGGTGGCCATCCCCGGCTCGCTCGTCCAAGGCGGTGACGACGAAGCGGCTGAGCGGGTCAAGGGCAACGCCTACCTGATCAGCCAGCTCCTGGGGACCGACGAGTTCCCCGACGGAGTGGTGCACTACGGCCGGGAGTACGCCAACGCCTTCTTCAACGGCAGCTACCTCGTCTTCGGCGAGGGTGACGGAGCCGTGTTCGGCGACTTCACCAAGGCGCTCGACATCATGGCCCACGAGTTCGGCCACGCCCTCGTATCGCTCGGGCCGGGCCTCATCTACTCCGGTGAGTCCGGCGCCCTGAACGAGCACCTGGCCGACGTCTTCGGCGCCTGTGTCCAGCAGTGGGTGAAGCAGGACCAGCACGACTGGCGCATCGGTGAGGAGATCCTGGTCGACGGCCACTCGGCGGTCCGGCACATGCTGAATCCGGGCACCGCGTATGACAACGACGTGCTGGGCCGGGACCCGCAGCCGGGCCACATGGACCAGTACAAGAAGATCCGGGCCGACAACGGCGGGGTGCACATCAACTCCGGCATCCCCAACCGGGCCTTCGCCCTGCTCTGCGAGAAGACCGGGGAGCCGAGCTGGGGACGGCCGCTGGCGATGTGGCGCCGGGCGATGGAAGATCTCGGACCGCGCTCGACCTTCAAGCAGCTCGCGCTGGCCACGTGGACACACTCCGGCGGGCTGAACCCTGCGGTGCGCGAGGCATGGGCCGAGGTCGGCATCTCGATCTGACCGGTTCGGTTTCCCGGGGCCGGACCGAACAACTTCCGTTGGCGCGTGGAACGGCGCGGCAACAGGACGGGGCGTTGCGTTGCAGTGGTGGAGCTGGGTGCTGACGGCCGTGGGCGTCTTCGGCCTGTGGCTGGCGGGCAGGAAGAGCCCCTGGGGCTGGGCGGTGGGCCTGGCGGCTCAGGGGCTCTGGCTCGCGTACGCCATCAGTACGAGGCAATACGGTTTCCTCGTCTCGGCGGGCGCGTACGGATGGGTATATCTCAAGAACTTCCGTGCGTGGCGCAGGCCCGTTTCTCCTGAATCCGGCCAGGCCCGTGATGGTCTGGATTCATGGCAGAAACCCAAGAGATCATCGTCGTGATGGACATGGACCGGGAAGCGGTCCGGTTGTGGTTCGAGAAGATCCAGAGCCAGGCCCGGCATCCGCAGTACCAAGGAGGTATCAAGATCCTAGGGCCACTGAAAACCGAGCGCTGACCTGGACGTTCATCGATCGTTTATCCGACGATGCTCACGATCTCGACCGTTCCGTCCTCACTGATGAAGGCCATCTTCTTGCCCTTGTCGACCTCACGCTCGACCAGTCCGTACACGCTGACGGCCCGGTTCACCACGTCGACCTGCTTGAGCTGGACATGGCTCATCAGCCAGTCGAGTTCGGTCGTGGCCCTCACCGTGAAGGCGATCGTCGCCCGGCGCCCCACCAGCGGCTTGACATCCTCGACCATGCGATCCTCCTCGTGTCTCTTCTCCTGAGCACAGGTTACACCGAATCGGCACTGAATCGAAACTGAAGTGGTGAGGACATTGGCACACGACTCGCTCGCTCAGGTGATGGTGGACTACGCCGCGCAGGGCATGACGCTTGCGCAGATCGCCGCCCGGACTGGGATGGAGATCGAGGCCGTCCACGAGCGGATGAACGCGTACCTCGAAGACCAGGCGACGAGCATGTCCATCGTGCAGATGCGCATGCTCCAGCTCGCCCGGCTGGAGAGGATTCTCGGCGCCCTGTGGCAGCAGGTGATGGACGGAGACCTTCTCACCCAGGGGCGCAACGCGAAGAACCTGATCGAGACGGTCCGCGAGATCACCGAGCTGATGGACCTGAAGAAGGACCGGCTGCGCGACGAACAGATCCGGCTCACCCAGGCGCAGACCCAGCTCGTCACCACGGCGATCGAGGCCATCCGGGTGGGCATGCTGGAGAAGGTCGTCGACCTGCTGCCCGAGGAATCCCGGGAGGCCGTCGAGCAGATGTGGGGCGAGGTCTTCCCCGCCATGGCCGCCGACGCCATCGCCCGCAACTCGGCCGCGATCGTCAAGGTGGGCGGCAACAGCACGACCGGACCCATCGAGCTGGAGCCGGTGATGGAGGAGTTCGACTGATGCCCCTCGATGCGTACGTGGAGCGCTGGGCGCAGAACCCCGACGGCGGCGGCGTGTTCACCGGTCAGCGCGACCTGATCCTCGCCCACGACCAGGACTGCGAGTCGCTGAAGAACGCCTGGTTGCCGCGCCGGAAGGGGGTCTCCTGCCCGAGTGATCTGATGGAGTGCGAGACCTGCGGCATCACGTTCTTCTGGGAGGGGCTGACCGGTCTGTTCGACGACTGCCCCGAATCGTTCTGGTACTTCTGCCGCTGCTGCGCCGCGAAGGCTCTCGCGTGCCCCTGTGGTGGCGACTGCGTTCATGATACGAATGGACAAACTCTGTCGCCTGCTGTTGACTGAACCGCATGAAGCAGATAGTCAACGGACTGGCGACACGCGGCGAAGACTCCTGGCTGACGAGCACGCAGGGGCTGCCTGACGGCAAGCAGGCCCTGTCCATGGGGAAGAACTGGAAGCAGGCCCAGGCTCTCCTCCAGCAGGCGGCCGAACTGGCACTGAAGGCTCCGCCCGGATCGGTGACGGTCGATCTCAGGCTGGAGGATCCGGAACTTCAGCAACTGGTCGACGAGGTGCACCGCACCCGGGGCCTTCTGCGGGACGCCAAGTTCCACTACGACGCCGCCCTGGGGGCTGCGGCACGCGGACTCACGAAACGGGCGACCGTCAGGGACGTGGCGGCAATGCTGGGCTGCTCACACCAGCACGTGGCGAAGCTGGCGCAGAAGACCTCGCCCTGACCCGGCGGCGCGGCAGGGGCTCGCCCGACTCCATCCGTCTCTTGAGGGCGAGCCCGAAGTTCTGCCACAGCTCCCAGCACTTGCAGAACTGGTTGTGGCCCTGACGGTAGTGCCGGGACTTCAGTCGCATCTGCTTGCGATAGCGCTTGTTCATCGCGCCCCTCACGTCCTTCCTGGGTGGAGCTGTACCATCTTCTCGTGACGACCATCGGCGAAATCATCTATGACGAGCTGCCCGCTTTCATGGAGCGGACCGGCAAGAAAACTCTCCGAATCCTCGAAGTCGGCGTTCTGCGGAATCTGGACGACGACCACCTGAAGGGTGATGGTCATTCGACCCTCGCCTTCGCCCGCCTCCTGAAGGAACACCCGGGAAGCGCGTACGTCGGCATCGACCTGGAGCCGCACGAGGCACGGCGTGCCGTGGACTCGGAGGGCCTGGGCCACTTCTGCGACTTCTACGCCGGGGACTCCGTGGCCACCATGGAGGAGCTGAAGATCGACGGCGAGAAGTTCGACGTGATCTACCTCGACGCCGACAACGACGGCGCGGCCACCATGCGGGAGTACCTGCTGGCGCTCGACCTCGTCACCAGTCCGGGCCTGATCATGGGTGACGACATGAACACCGACCACCGCGAGGTCCGCAAGGGCCGGGTGCTCATTCCCTACCTGCGCGAATCCGGCGCCGACTTCAAGCTGCGCAAGCGGCACACCCCGTGGGACACCCGCGACATTCTCGTCCAGGAGATCTCGTGAGCAAGGACATCGCTTCCGTCGGCCGCGCCGTGCATTACACCTCGCTGGGGTCCGCACCGCAGGACGGCGTCCAGCAGTACCTCTCGAAGTGCCGGGCGGCCACCATCACCGAGGTCGTCGATCTGGCGGCGGGCATCGTGCACCTCACGGTCATGAACCCGGAGGGCTTCCAGTTCGCGAAGGACGTCGTCTTCGACGTCGAGCGACTGGCTCTGAACGGGGAGGCGACCCCGGGCACCTGGCACTGGCCGGAAAAGCCGGTGGCCCCGCTCGTGAGCGGGGCCGGACCGAAGGAGCTGTGATGTGGGCGATGACGCGCTGGCGGTGCATCTGCGGGCGGCACCATGCGCCCTGGTGGCGCACCGTCCAGGCGCCGTCGTGCACGGCCGTGAAGCCGTGGGTGAAGCGGCCGGAGATTCAGAAGGCCACGTAGAGGATCCGGACCCCGTCACCGGTCCGCTCGAAGTCCAGCTCCACCCCGCAGGGCAGCTCGACCATGAGCACGTTCATCGACCGGTGGACGGCCGAGGCCGGAACCGAGTCGGCGAACATCACCGGGATCTCGGACTCGATCCGGCCACGGATCGCAGGGTCAGAATCCTCCACAGCCTGCCAGGCAGGTGCCATCCAGGTGACCCGCACGGGTCAGTTGTCGTAAGCGGAGGGCACGCCGACGAACTGCTGCCGGACCCAGCCCTGGTACAGGTTGCCCCAGCCGCCGTTGCCCTTGGTGATCTGCTTGACGTAGATGAGCTTGGTGCCGTCGGCGGTGGTGGTCTTCCGGTCGAGGTACTGGAAGGTGTCACCCTCACCCATGCCGGAACCGAGGTCGCGACCGTTCTGGTCACGGAAGATCAGGCCGCCCGTGCCGGGCGCCGGAGCGTTCGCGTAGCGCTCGCCGCCGGACTCCTTCTTGATCGTGACGTCCGGGCACGTGGTGACCTTGGCGCGCTCCTTCTTGCCGGTCTGCGGGTTGGTCACCATCTCGTAGGTGACCTTGGCCTCGGCGCCAGGGCCGCAGGTGGAGTCGGCGGCGGCGGTGCCCGCGAAGGCGAGAGAGCCGGTCAGGGCGACAGCGGCGGCACCGGCCGCGATGGTCTTCTTGTTCATGCTCTCGGGGTTCCTCTCCGAAGTGGGGGCTTGCTGTATCCATCAGACCACATGACCTAGGCCAAATTCAAGTTCCACGAAAGCGAGAAGTCATGGATATCGCCCCGGTCGGCACGATCACGATTCCCCGAACCTGCGGAGACGTACCCTGCGGGCAGTGTGAGCCCTGTCGCAGGAGGGCGATGCTGAACATGGCGTCGTACGCGCTGCGGTCGGAAACAGAAGAAGGCGGCCCGAAGGCCGCCCTCTCTGAACTTCTCGAAGCTCTCGGACTGCGTGGCTAGCAGCGCGTTCCTTCCTCGGAGAGGGACCGGTTCAGGATCTCCTCGACCTCCAGGCGATCCAGATCACTGAACGCCGGGGCCCGGAGGATGACCTTCTCGCACCCCTCACGGCTGGTCCATCCCGTGCGCATGAGGGCAGCGAGACCCGTCAGGGCCTCGGCGATGTCGGTGGCAGTGGACTCCTTGCGGCGCAGCACGCCCATCACCCGGCGCGCGTACGCCTGGGCGTGGCCGTGACGGACCGATCCGCGCGGGCAGACGTCATGCGTGACGGTCCAGCCGGATGCGTGCGACCCCTGGACGTTGCCCTCTCCGGCTGGCACCCGTCCCTGGCAGACGCCACATGGTTTCGGGTACATATTCCTCATGTTTTTGAGGATGACACACCGTGCCGCAAAAGGAAAGTCCGATTGGGGGCGGGAAGTTCAGGGAACTCGCTACTCTTCGCGCACTCGCGCTTCCACGGCTGCGGCGGCCAAGTTCCATGCCTGCTTCAGCCGTTCGTTCTGCTCTTCCCAGGTGGGCATCTTGGTACCCGAGAACGTGGTCCAGCCGACGCTCTCTCCGTACGCCTCGTATGCCACACGCCCCAGTTCAGCAGCCACCCTTGCCTCCTCATGAGGAAGGGACCCGGCCAATCGGCCGGGCCCCCGTGAGTCTCAGCCCCAGGAAGTGGAGTCCGCGCTGCCCAGTGCTGCGCGGGTGGGGCATCACAAGGTTACCGAAAATGTTCCCCGGTGAGGAATGCTGTACGCGTCGCAGCAGAAAGGAACGGCATGTCCTCACACGAAGAGCGGATCGCCGCCGAGGCGGAGGCATACTTCCGCAATCAGGCGCGGCAGGCCGGATGGGTCAACAATCCCGTGGGGTGGGCCAGGGATGTTCTCGGTGTCCATCTGTGGAGCAAGCAGCAAGAAATCTGCTCCTCCCTCATCCGGAACAAGCGCACGGTGGTCGCCTCCTGTCACGGCACCGGCAAGGCGCTCGGGCTGGACGAGCTGGTCCACACCCCGTCGGGCCCCGTGAGGATGGGGGAGATCACCGAGGGCACGAAGGTGCTGGGCTCCGACGGCTCGCCGGTCGAGGTGGTGGCCGTCACGGGTGAGCACAAGGCCGAGAGTTACGTCGTCCGTCTGGAAAGGGGCGGTGCTCACGAGGAGATCATCGCCTCGGCCGATCACGTCTGGCCGGTGCTCGACCTTCAGGGTCTCGCCGACATCCAGCTCAAGTCCGACCGAGCGGGTGTACCGGTGGAGACCGGGTTGTGGATGCACAAGGCGAAGACCATGGCCACCAAGCAGATCGCCAAGCTGCGGCCCGGCACGGTCGTTGTTCCCGGCCGGGCTCCGGAGATCCTTCCCCGGGGTCTGACGTGGTCGGCAGATGAGGCGATGCAGGCTCTGCTCGCCGAACGCGGCGGACTCGATCCTCACGGGCGTACCGCGCTGCTCTGGAAGACGCGCCAGGGCGAGCCGGAGGAGATCTCCTCGGTGCGGGCCCGGATGCGCGAGGCGGGCGTCCAGACGATCTACCGGCGCGAGCGGCAGTACGGCATCACCATGCGGCACCTGGCGCTGATGGGATCTCACGCCCCGACCCTTCTGCCGGATGCCAATCAGCGGGCCATCGCCCTGTCGCACCTTCTGCTGACCCAGGGATCCTGGGGTGACGACGGCTGGCGGATCACGTCCGTGAAGCCAGTCGGCGAGCGGGACGTGCAGTGCATCCAGGTGGACTCGCCCGACCACCTCTACCTCTGCGGCGAGCGCGGGATTCCCACCCACAACTCGATGATCGCTTCGGTGCTCGCGTGCTGGTGGGTGTCGACGAAGCCGCCGGGCCAGGCGATCGTCGTCTCGACGGCGCCGACCTACGCCCAGGTCAACAAGATCCTCTGGGAGGAGATCCGCAAGCACCACTCGAACGCCTCGCGCGGCGAATACCCGATGCCGGGCCGCGTGACCCAGGCCGATGAGTGGAAGCTGGGCGACGGGCAGATCGTCGGCTTCGGCCGGAAGCCCGCCAAGGGTGACCGCCACTCCTTCCACGGTATCCACCGCCGATACGTGCTGGCCCTGCTCGACGAGGCGTGCGGTATCCCCGAGGAGATCTGGACCGGTGTCGAGGCCATCACCACGAACATCGGCTGCCGGATCCTGGCCATCGGAAACCCCGATGACCGGAACACGGACTTCGGCAAGAACTTCATGGAGCAGAAGACCGCGCACCTGTGGAACCGGATCTCGATCCCGGCGTCGAGCACGCCGAACTTCACGGGCGAGCCGGTGCCGAAGCTGCTGAACGAAGTCCTCGTCTCGCGCGACTGGGTGCAGGAGCGTCTGGACGACTGGGGCGAGAAGGACCCGCGCTACATCGCGAAGGTGCTGGCCAAGTTCCCCGAGCAGAGCATGTCGTCGCTGTTCGCCCCCTCCCTGGTGGCCGACGCGGTCGACGAACCCCCGACTCCGTCGCTGTACTCGGTACTGCGCTTGGGTGTCGACGTCGCGCGTTTCGGCTCCGACAAGACGGTGGTCGCCTCGTACTCCGGCGTGACCGCGCAGATCGAGGAGTCCTGGTCCGGGACTGACACGGTGTCCTCGGCTCACAAGGTTCTCCAGATCGCCGAGCGCTTGAAGGAAGAGCGCAAGGCGCCCTGGGTGGAGATCCGGGTGGACGCCGTCGGCCTGGGTGCCGGTGTCGTCGACACCCTGAACGCCCGAGCGATGCTGCTGCCGGACCCCTGGTTCACGGTCTACGAGATGCACGGATCGGCCGCACCCCCGGTAAACGTCGGCGGTTCGGTCTACGGCTTCTACAACGCAAGGGCGTACTGGTTCGAGCAGGTCCGGCAGAAGATGCGCAACGGCTCGGTGAAGTTCATCGACCCCGACGAGCTGATCTCTGACGACCTGAAGATGGTCTTCTACTCGATCAAGAACGGGCGCCTTCTCATCGCCTCCAAGGAGGACATGCGCAAGGAGTACGGCAAGTCCCCCGACTACGCCGACGCCATTGCCTACGCGGTCGCCCCGGTAGCCGAGGGTCTTCAACAGGGAGACGTGCTCACCGAGACGGCTGAGAACATGGCCGGTTCGCTGGTCGAGGAGAACGAGTACTTCGCCGAGGAGATGATCTCGCCCTACTGACGGAATCCTCAAAGTGAGCTGTAGTTCCAGGAGCACCATGTGCACGGAACTCAAGGAGGACGAGTGGACATCCAGACCTGCCCGCGCCGGATGCGGGAGATGGGTCCCTGGGAGAAGTCGGGTGGCCAGGACGAGTGGCGTGACGAGCCTCGCCGGGACGGCGAGGCGGTGCCGTACTGCTCGTTCTGCGGATCTCTGCACCCGGGCAAGTTCCTGGAACTGATCGCCGAGGGGTGGGAGGTGGGGCCGACCGACAAGAACTACAAGGCGTACCTGCACCCGCCGCGCGGCAAGGACGGCGAGCAATCCCATGAGGTCCGGGCGAAGTTCTACTACCAGCACCTGTCGGGCGCTCAGCAGCAGCAGTTCATCGACCTCTACAACCGCCAGATCATGCAGATCTCCTACCCGGGGCACTTCTACGTGCTGCCGTTCTTCATGCGGATCGCGCCGGAGGATCCGGTACCCGGCAACGGATCGGCGTGATGTACGACCACGCCGAAGCGGCCCGCCGCAGGATCATCGCCAGGTCTCGGGATGCCGGACCGGTCGGCAGGAAGTACGTGGAACTCGCGAACCTCCTTATGACCGGCCCTGATTCACCACTCAGAACCAGCGCCCTGAAGAAGCTGGCCGACTCCTGCGACAATGCGATCGCCCTGGTGGAAAAGGTCCGCCAATCCCCGGGAAACCCCTCCGCCAGACGCAGGTCGCCAGGTCAATCGAGCAGTTAAGGTGATCGCATGCAGATGCCGAAGCCCCTCGAAGAGATGTCTCACACGGAAATCACGACCTTCGTGAGCAACCTCGAAGCGCGCAACGAGGAGCTGATGGGTCTGGTCTCCGACGAGATGCGGGAGGCCGGTGAATTCGGCCGGGCCCAGCTCGCCCTCGAAGACATCGGGTGGCGCCCGCTGATGGGCCTCTCCGACAGCGCGAACTCCTTCACGCTTGACTCCCTGCATCACGCGAGCGAGCTGTGCCGGGCCGTCGCCACCGTGAACCCTCTCGTCGGCCGTGGCCTGCGCGTGCGCACCGGTTACGTCTGGGGGTCCGGCGTCTCCGTCGTGCCGAAGGAGTTCATTCAGGGACCGGGACGGCCCAGGACGGTGAACCTGGAGCCCGAGCTTCCCGAGGGGATCAACGAGGTGCTGACCGGCACGCTCGCCCAGCTCGAACTGGAGCGAACCTCGGGCACCGACGGCAACCTCTTCTTCCTCGTGGACCGCCGGACCAAGGAAGTCCTGCGCGTGCCGTTCGAGGAGATCACGGAAGGCGTCAGCCAGCGAGGCAACCGGGAACGCCTGTTGTACATCCGGCGCACCTGGAACGACTGGGATCTGGAGCTGGACTTCGAGGCCAACATCGAGCTGAATCCGATCACCGCCCCGAAGGCGGCAGCGCGCGGGCGCACCTGGATGAAGGCCGACCGGGACAGCCCGTCAGGGGGATCCACCCGGGCCGGGTTCTCCTTCCGCGACGTCTGGTACCCGACGCCTGCTGGCATCCGGGCGCTCGGCCGCAACCGGGGTGCCGCGCAGATCGCGGGCGACAAGGTGGATCACACGAAGGTGCTCGTCCATGTTCCCTTCAACCGGCTCACCGGATGGCGCTGGGGAATCCCGGATGTGCTGCCCGCTGTCTGGTGGACGAAGGCATACAAGGAGTACCTGGAGAACTGCGCCACGCTCACCAAGGCGTACGCCAGGTTCGCCTGGAAGGTGACATCGGACCGGTCGCGGTCCGTACGCCGTACCGCCGCCGCGATGGCCCAGGCTCCGCGCACCGACCCCTCCACCGGTCAGCCGCTGAACGTGGGAGCCTCGGCCGTGCTGGGCGCCGGGCAGGATCTGTCGGCCGTCGGCGGCAACACGAAGGTGGACTTCGACGCCGGTCGCCCTCTGGCCGCGATGATCGCAGCCGCTCTCGACGTTCCCCTTCCAGCCCTGCTGGAGGATCCCTCGATCGCGAACAACGCGGCGGCCACCTCTCTGGACACCTCCACGATTCTCGTGATGCAGGCCCGGCAGAAGGTCATGGACGACATGTTCCGCGAGATCTTCAAGACGCTGGGCCTGAAGGTCCGCCTCCGGTGGCCCGAGATCTCCGAAGAGCCGGTTCACCGTCGGCTCCAGGCGCTCGACATGGCGATCCGCCTCGGCCTCTTCTCGGCCGATGAGGCGCGGGCCATGGTTGTCGATGCGTGGGGCGACAAGTGGGAGGACTTCGGCCGCGAGGCGCCCGATGTTGAGGAACTTCCCTACGTCGCTGGCGGAGGCGGCCAGGGTGAACCTCCGAAGACGGAGGACTCTAATTCCTCGGAAACCCCCGGTAATTCCGAAGAAACTGGAACCTCCGGTACGGGCGGCCCCGGTGCTCCAGCACCCCTGAAGGCGGGAAATTCCCGTTCAACCGACGCCCCGAAGCAGCCTGAACCGATGTCCTACGCGGACCACGAACTGCGAGACGAATCAACTTCATAGCATCCTGCCGAGACTTTTGGCCTCGGATGCTATTACGCTGTGCTCGTCGATGATCAGTGAGGGGGCTCATGTCCACGGAAACCCTGCGGGAAACCGCGATCCTCTCCGAGGACGCCCAGTCGCCGGAGAAGGGCATCTGGCGTGCACTCCTCATCGCTGCCGACGTGCAGGGCTCCAGTGGGTACTACCCCGCCGAAGTGCTGAAGCGGGATGGCGCTCGCGCCTTTCCCGCCGGGACTCACATCTACTTCGACCACCCTTCCGAGTCGGAAGAGATGGACCTCCCCGAACGCAGCGTCCTGAAAATCGCCGGGTACCTTCTCGACGACGCGACCTTCGAAGAGACACCAGAAGGACGCGGGCTCTTCTCCCGAATCCAGTTCACGGAGAAGGCCAAGCCGATCGCCAAGGAGCTGCACAGCGTGATCGGTCTCTCGATCCGTGCAGCAGGCCAGATCGAGGAGACCGCTGGGCAGCGTATTGTGCGCAGCATTCAGCAAGGTCTCTCTGTTGACCTCGTCACCCGCGCTGGAGCGGGAGGAAGGCTCGTCACCATGACCGAGTCGGCCACGCCGGAGTCCCCTCCGGCCGAGCAGACCGCGAGCACCGCCGCCCCGGCCGCGAGTGCAGCGATTCCGTCCACCATCGGAACCGGCACCCTCCTCAGCGAGGTCGCCGCCCTCAAGGACACCCTCTCCGACCGCGTCGAGCAGCTTTCGGTCGACGTCGCGCGCATGTCTTCGCAGCTTCAGGAGTCGCGCCGCGAGGCCGAGAAGCAGATGCGGGAGCGCGTCAAGCTCCAGGAGACGATCACGTACCTGCGTGACCGCGCCGAGACCGCCGACAAGGCGCTCAAGGAGAGCAAGACGACCGGTGACGTCCTCACCGAACTGCTGGAGGCGAAGCTGCCGCTTCCCTCCATGATCCGTATCGCGCAGTCCTACCGTCCGGACCAGGACCTGCACGAGTCGATCACCCACGAGCGCGAGTACCTGAAGCAGCTCCGACGGGAGACCGAGCGCGGCGCGCTCAGCGAGGGCCGCGAGCCGTCGGGCCTCGGCCTGACGGAGTCCTCGACGTCCTTCCCCTCCACGGGCGACAGCGATCTCGCCGAGATCCGGAGCCTGCTGGGCGGAGGTACCTACTGATGGCCACGAACGAGATCTTCAAGTACGCGGACTGGATTTCCCTTCCGCTGCCGCTCCGGGGCAGTGACCCGGCGGTCAACGACGACCCCACGATCAACGGCGACCCGGTCAAGATCGGTTCGATCGTCGGCTTCGCGCAGGAGGTCGGCGGCAAGCCGGTTTCCTACACGACCGGCATGACCACGGTCTCCGTCGCGCGCAACACCGCGAACTCGCTGGAGCCCGGCTGGGCCTCCATCGCCCTCACGGGCGCCTTCGCCTTCCCGGTCACCGGCTGGGACGCGGAGGAGATGGGTTCCGGTACTCCGGTCGGCATCAACGTCGCCGCCGGTTCGACGCGCGCCACCCTCGTCGCGAACTCCGAAGCCGACGGGTGGTTCGGCGTCATCGTCGGCCAGACCACGGCCGGGGTTCCGATCGTCCGAGTCGTCCAGCCCACGCCGGGCGACGCCAACGCAGTGGCCGACAAGCTGGCCACCGGTTCCTGAGAGGAGGAATCTGAGACATGAGCGCGATCACCTTCCTCGACGGAATCAAGGCGACCACGAACCCCGAGTTCGAGCGCATCGCCGAGGCCCACAACAAGCGTCGGGTCGCCATCCGCGAGTCTGCGGACTCCCGTCTGCTGAAGCTCAACAAGGCCGTCGAGTTCCTGCGCCTCAAGCGTGAGGCGGAGTTCGGCTCGCCGGTCGCGATGGGCCGTCTGCGCGAGGCCGTCTCCAGCGGTGACTTCCCGCTGCTGTTCCAGTCGATCTCGCAGGCCAGCATGCTCGGCCAGTACGCGGATCTGCCCCAGCAGTGGCCGACTTTCTCGGTGCGCACCACGGTTCCGGACTTCCGTCCGGCCCGCATGGTCCGCTGGGACACCGTGGCCGGTCAGTCGCAGACGACCGACTACAACGGCGGCGCCGAGCGCCACGTCCGGGCGCTGCCGCGCATCCCGGAACTGACGGAGTACCCGACCTTCAACCTCACCACCGAGGGGACGGACTACTTCGTCAACAAGTACGGCGCCCGCTTCCCCTTCTCGTGGGAAGCGTTCATGAACGACGAGCTGCGCGTTCTCCAGCAGCTCCCCACCGAGATGGCACGGTGGGCGCGCGACACCGAGGACGTGCTGACGACCGGTGTTCTGGCCACGGCGACGGGCCCGAACGCGGACTTCTTCAACACGACCGAGGACTTCGGCGGTCAGGCCCCGGCGGGCAACTACGTGCCGGGCAACCCGCCGCTGACGCTCGACGCGCTGGAGCACGCGATCAACTACATCGGGATGCGGCAGGTCAACGGCCGCCAGGTCCGGGTGCAGAACTTCGTGCTCCTCGTTCCGCCGTCCCTCGCGCTCACGGCGCAGGAGATCGCCCAGGGAACCACGTATCTCCGGGTGCGCCAGCTTCCCGACGGCACGGAGATGCGCCAGAACGTCTCCTCGCCGGTCGCGGGCCGCTTCACGGTGGTGGAGTCCCCGTGGCTGCCGCTCATCGACACCTCGGCGAACGCCTCGACGACCTGGTACCTGGTTCCGGCCGGTGGCCAGACGGAGCGCGGCCCGGCCATCGTGACCGCGTTCCTGCGCGGGCACGAGACCCCCGAGGTCCGCGTGATGGGCGACACGGGCCGTGCGCTCGGCGGCGGCGAGATCAACGCCTTCGAGGGCTCGTTCTCCCACGACGACATCCAGTACCGGGTCCGCTCGATCATCGGCGCTGCCGGTATCGACGCCTCGGCGGTGGCGGTCTCGCTGGGCACGGGCGAGGAGGCGGCGCTGTCCATGGCCTCCATCGGCGGCGGCTCGGTCTCGGGTCCCTCGGGTTCCTGAACCGGTGAAGCCGGGCGGCGGGTGACCCGGGATTGATCCCGACCGCCCCTGCCCGGTCTCCGTTCCTGCCGGGCAGCAAGAGGGTCCCCCATGTGCGACTGGGGGGCCCTCTTCGCGTGCAATTGCACGATGAGAGCCAGTAGGAACTGGCGTAAAGCCCCCCACCTCGGGTATCTTATGGGTGTGGCGAGGACTCACCCTCCCCGCCCAAGAAGGAACCGTCCTTGTGCGAGTCCCCAGGACTCCGTCACGGCCACGTTTCTTCTCCTTTCCGAAGAGCCCCCGCCGCAAGGTGGGGGCTTCCGGATTTTCTGGGCCGTTTTCCAGGTGTTCGCCCTCAATGCCGTACGCTCCTCCTGAGAGACAAGGAGTGACCGTGGCAACACCCGACGAGACGCGGGATCTCAGGATCGCAGCTCTCCGGGAAGCGGCGGGCACCTTCGCCACCACCCTGCCGGAGCCGGGTGAGTACACCGACTCGGCTACAGCGGTGATGCTGGAGAGGGCGAACCGCTTCTACGGCTGGCTCGTTGGCGTAACCCGGCTCATCCTCAGAGTCGGCCCAGCGGTCGGCGAAGACTCCGACGTGACCTGGCCGAAGCACACTGCCGAAGAGGGAGAAACCGTGCAGATCAACACTGGCGAGAAGTTCAGCGTCGCGATCGACACCCGGGACGCGGCGGGCTACCCGACCGACGCCACCGTGGAGTGGTCCATCGCCGACGAGACCGTGGCAACCGTCGTCCTCGATGCAGGCGACGACCAGAAGGGCTGGGTCATCTCCGGCGCCCCGGGCAGCACCGTGCTGACGGTACGCGTCACCGACGTCGAGCCCGCCCTGGAGGCGACCCTGGCCGTGGACGTGGTTCCCGCCGGAACCGCGACCGTCCAGATCAACGCCGGTCCGGCCGTGCCGGAGCAGGACCCGCAGCCCGACCCGCTGGCGCTCACCGTCACCGAGGACACCTCCGACACCTCGCGCATGACGGTCACCGTCACCGTCGACAACAAGGGCGAGGGTTCGGTCTCCGTGGATCCGGGTGACGGCAGCGGCGTCCTGGCCAACCCGGGCGACGGCACGCCGGTCACCCACGCCTACGCGGCGCCGGGCGACTACACCCTCGTGGTCACCGACGACGACAACGCCACCCGTGGTGGCAGCCAGGCCGTGACGGTTCCGTTCACCGCCTGACCCGGAAGACACCGAAGGCCCGGTTCCCCCGAGGGGCCGGGCCTTCGGCCTGCTCACATGCAGATGCAGGAGGATCCCAGATCCTGCGCAGGGAAACGGCACCGCCCGGGTACGTGCGGCTCGTGCTTGCACAGGGGGCACATGTCGGGGATCAGCGCCTTGGCCCCGGTGACGACACGCCGCTCGGCCAGGCCCTGACCAGGATCGAACTCCAGCTCAGGTGATCCAGCCAGGTTCTCCATTCCCTCGATGTGGTCACCGCGTTCCAGACGGGCCTGGGTGAGGTACGTGAAGAGGTCCAGCGCCTCTTCCCAGGCGTCCTTCAGGGCGTCGCGCCCGTTGTCGGTCTCCAGGACCCGGCCGTACTTCTTCTTGCCGTAGGCCCGGCGCTCCTGAATCGCCAGAATCATGATCTCCTGCACCGGCAGCTTGCCCGGCTTGGGGGCGGGCTGATCCCTCTCGGGATCCCTCACGTCACCCACGAAGTTCCTCCTCGAACGACACCTGCACGTTGAAGTTGCGGTGACCCAGCAGCATGGCCAGCAGATCGGTGATGCCGTCCTTGGCCTCCGTCCTGCTGTGACCTTCTGCGGTCGCCGCACCGAAGTGCGGCGGGTTGTCCACGGAGACGACCCACTTCTTGCCTTGCTCGTTCCAGCGCCCTTGCGCCGTAAAGCTCTCCACGTCTTCCTTTCTCAGGGGCGGCGCCATCCGCCCCACCTCTCTGAAAGCTCTTTCGCCGTACGCCACCGCAGGCAGCGCATCAGCTTCCTCCACGCGGAACGCGGTCCGCGAGTCCGAGGTGCGGCATGCTCACCCATCAGCCGCCGCCCCATCGCGCCTCTGCCGATTCACGTCACGCCGGGCCAGCTCCCTCTCGCTCTCCGGCCAGCAGAACACCGCCCACCACAGCTCGGTCAGCCGATCCAGCGCCGGTTCACGTCCGGGCGGGGTTCGGCGGGAGACCCAGACGGGCACGAAGCTCACGATTCTCCTCCTCCAGGTACTGCATCCGCAGCTCCTCATCGGCAGCCGACCCTTCGCGCACGTACGCGTAGTGCTCGCCGAAGTGACCGCCGTCCGGGCCCACCGGTTCGGCGCACTCGAACGTGCGGCCCGCCTCCGTCCAGGTGTGACCGCAGAGAACGCGACGGCACCGGTTGTCCACCAGCTCTTCGCCCGACGTCAGGAACAGCTCCAGCTTGTCGGCCACGTGACCTCTGCCGATGTCGCCCTCGGCGTCCTTGCGCAGGGTCTGGACGTAGATGCTGAGCAGCCGCCGGGCCGTCTGCCACTGCTGGCTCCGGTGCGACACCAGAACGGCGTGCTGACGGAGGTCTTCCAGATTCTCCTCGTGCATGTACGCCTCGCAGGCGAGACCCTTGTCGGCGCACTTCAGCAGCTCTTCCAGCCGGGTCATCCGGGCCTGCGGGCTCAGCTCCAGGAGCCGGTGCCACCACTGGCCGGGCGTGAGGTGCACGCCCTCAGCAGGCTCACTGCGGTCTTCCCCGGTGCGCAGTTGTTCGATCTGCTTCGTCAGATCCTGCACGGTGTTCAGGTCTTCCAGCATCACGCCTCTTCTCCGTATTCGGGATCGCGCAGACGCGAGATGATCTGCTGCCATTCCCGATCGATCTCCATGCGCTCTTCGCGCGTGATCGGCCTGGGCCGCCGATACCTGTACCGGGTACAGACTGCCTCGTCGTGCAGATAGCCGGTCTCGTCGAACTGGAGGCAGCAGGGATTCAGGGGATCCTGCTCAATCCCCTTCTTTGCCCGATCCCACCACTCGATCTCGGCCTCGCGTCGATCCGCCTTGCCCTTCTGCCGCCAGCCGCTCCAGAGCAGGAAGGTCGCGAGATACAGCGTGATGATGGAGAGGGGCCACAGGCCAGCCACCATGAACAGAACGCTCACGACGACGCAGCCGAGCGACGCGGAGAAATCCCGGAGCGCGTTCTTCTGGTGACTGGCCATGGCTCACTTCCTTCAGCTCGGCGGGAGCGCCTTCGGTACGCCGGGGCAGGTGACGGCCGTGCCGTCCATGGAGATGCGCTCGGTGAGCGGCACGTCGATGGGGCTGCGGCCACAGCAGGGCATCAGCCCGGACCCGTCGGGCGGGCAGGCGTGGACGATCGTGTCCTCCTCGCCGATCACCAGCACGCTCAGCCGCTCGAACTCCGTCGACAGGACCGCGAGGGCGCGGCCCACCGACTCCATCGCGGCACGTACGTCCGTGAGGTCGACCGCCAGCTTCTCCAGGCGGGCGGCGGTGTCCTCCTCGGGCTGCTCGTCCTTCTGCTCGGGCTCGGTCTCCGGCAGGGGCACGCTGATCGTGTCCTCGTCGCCGACCGTCTTGTCCTCGCTCACGATTCTTCCTCCTCGCCACGGCGTCGCAGCTCGTTCACGTGGCTGCCGTCGTACCTGACCTTGTCCAGACCGGCCACTCCGAGCGAGGTGACCATCTGATCCACCTCGTGCAGCGCCGCTGCCGCGAGCTGCGGATTCTCGAACTGGCCGGTCTTCTGCACACGTTCGTACTCGTCGATCAGCAGGGCGCTGGCCACGCGGAGCTGGCGCAGGCTGATCTCCAGGGCGCGGGCACGCTCGTCACTCATCGTCTTCCTCTCCGGACTCCGGTATCCGGTAGCCCTTGCGGCCGAGCTGGAAGGCGAGACGGCCTACCGCTTCACTGTCTGCGGGCTCGCCTTCGGCCCATTCGGCGACGATCTTCAGAACCTCTCGGGCCGCCTTGTCAGTTGGCAGAAACCGCACCCAGTCGATCTTCTGGCCGTTGTGGTCCTTCAGGAACTCCAGCGAGACCCCGTCGTAGAACCGGCCCTGCATGTTGGCCACGGGTACGAACCACGGGCCGTTGCCCGGGTCGTAGAAGGCCATCGTGCGGCCGTCGTCGGAGAGCCGGAATTCCCACCCGGTGCGAGACGGGATGATCATCCGTTCAGCCCCCAGTCCGCGCGCCTTACCCGGATGAGCCAGCGCTCTACGGCCTCCCTGTTGGGCCGCTCCGCCAGCGGACTGTGGGCCCGGTCGAACCGGATCTCGGCCATACGCATGTACTTCTCACCCCGCGCCGGATCCTGCGCGATGGCCTGCCCCAGCTCGAAAACGCGCTCCGGGGTGATCTCGCTGGCACTGCTGCGCAGGTCGACGACCAGTTCGCCGTTGGTGTACAGGCGGTAGCCCTGCTCGACCAGACGCACCAGGTGCCTGGCGTGCTTCTCCGTGCGCTTGCGGGTGTCGGCGGAAAACGATCCGTCGCCCCGGTCCTTCAGCCGGGTGAACTGGCTGGTCGCGTATCCCAGGTAGGCGTCGCGGACCCGGGCCTTCGAGAGGAAGTCGACTCGCAGGTTCAGCAGCTCGGCCCCCAGGTCCGAGACCTCCTCGTACTGGTCCAGCCACAGCAGCTCGGAGACCGAGGGGTTGCCGTTCAGGCAGAGCACGGCGAACTTCTTCGCCTCGTGGAGGGTGGTGTCGGGGTCCTTGGTGACCACCGATTCCTTCACGTCGTTCAGCCCGAGAACTTCACTCGTCGGCGCCGCGAAAACCCCCATGTAGTCCACATCGGAATTCTCGTGGTTCAGACCGTATGCCGTGGAACCCACAACACCTTTCAGCAGAACATTCACGTTTCTCCTCTTTCCGTCTTTCAGTACGTGCAGCCGCACTCGGGACCGAGTGGCGTCAGGATCTTGATCCAGCCGCACCTACGGCAGCGTCGGGCGACCCTCTTCTTCATCGCCTTCCTCCTCCTCGTCGGGCGGGGGCGGGAAACCCATCTTCTCCAGAGCCCAGCCCAGGTCGCCCGTGTCGTATCCGGCGCCGTCGTTGACGTCGGCGATCCACTTCCAGACCGTCTTCACCAGCTCGTCGCGCTGCTGCTCGGCCTTCACGCGCGCCTCATGCGGCGTCATCGTGCCGAAGGCGTCGCGCTGCACCGTGATGATGTACTTGTCGGTGGATTCGGCGACCTTCACGCCCATCTCCACCTTGTCGCCACGGTTGGCCAGGTGATCCACGCGGTCGGTGAGGACCGTCTCGGAGTAGTTCGGCCCGGCACCGATCAGACCACGGCAGGCCCCGACCCACATCGCGACCATCTCGCGGGCGGGCTCCAGGTCCATCGTCGCGGTGCCGTTACGGTACTCGGCGGCCCGGATGCCGACCTGCGCCATCTGCTCGGTGATCCACCGCTGGGCGACCGCGTCCTCCAGGAGGGCTTCGACCACCTCCTGCGCCTGCGGTTCGGGGAGCTTCTTCGCGCTCTTCGGGCTGACCTGCTTCAGCAGTTCCAGCAGAACGGCGCCCAGACCTTCCGTCGCCTCGCTCACGTGTTCCTCTTCTCCAGTCGGATCTTGGAATCCTGGATGCCGACCCTCACCCGGAACTCGTGCGCGCAGGGATCGACCTTCATGATGACCAGCGCATCGCCCGTAGCGAACTCGGGCGGCTCGGTCCGCATGCCGATGTAGCCCGCGTCGCCCTTGCAGTCGGGGCAGCGCGGCACCCGGTTGTCGCATGTGACGATCTCGGCGTGCTCGGTGACCAGATCCCCGGAGGGGAGGAGGGACGGAAACGTGCCGCAGCACAGCGTCGCCTTCGCCTCCCCTTCGGGAACCTCGTGGATCCTCACAGGTTCTTCAGCCCCCACAGCTCGTCCTTGTCCACCATCACGAACTGGCCCGAGTCGGTGAGCTGAACGAAGGAGTCCATCGGGCACTCGTCGCCCTCCTGCCGGGACGGGCACTTGCCCTCGTCGCGCTCGCGCATGAGGATCATCAGGCTGCGCACCCCCTCGGCGGAGGAGATCCGGCCGTCCTCGTCGGTGGCGCGAACCCAGTCGGCCCCCGTCTCGGAGATTCTGACGCACCCCCAATGGTCGCGGCCGAAAGCTCCGGCTCCGAATCCGTGGATCACGTCACCCTTGCTCAGCGGCTTTCGCTGGCTCATTGTTCACCCCTCCTTCCCACTGCTTCACGATCTTCTGGGCCATGCGCCTGGCATGAATCACCAGATGTTCGAAGGCGCCATACCGGTCGATCTCCTCCAGCGCCGAGTTGAACAGGTCGATGACCATCCGCACGAAGCGAGGGTCCATGAGGGCGATGAGCTGGGCGTCGGCGACCATGACCTCGTTGTTCGAGTCCGCCATGCACTCGCCCATGACCATGTCGCCGCGCTCGTTCATCACCCCAACCACGTTCCGGTCGTCCTCGGCCTCCTCGACCGCGAGCTGCCAGTCCATTCCGGAGCTGTTGCCCGACGCGGTGTACAACCGCATGAGGATCTTCCGGGCGGCCCTGATGTCGGCTCTGGCAGCTTCGACTTCCCCCATGTCGAGGATCGCCATCAGTTGCTCAGGTCCGCGATGATCCGGAATCCGATCGCGTTGACCGGCGGGATCTCGGCCTGTCGCAGGAAGCGCTGGATCTGACCGCGCCACACCGCCATCTGCTCCTCGGTGAAGTCGGCCATGTCGACCGGCTTCGGCTCCAGTGGCTCGACGCTCTCGCAGTACGTGGTGATGAACAGCTCCTGGGTGGAGTAGCTGCCCGCCTCCAGGTAGCCGAGGTCGGCGCCCGTCTGCGCGTTGTACTCGCGCAGGGCGCCCTTCTCCTCCAGGAGTTCCTTGAAGTGGCTGCCTACCTTCACGCAGAAAGCCAGGTAACCCCTCGCGTACTGCCTCACGAAATCCACTCCTCTTGGCGGGGTGCGATGTTCAGGATCTGGGCGCTCGTGCAGGGCCAGGAAACGCGGCGGCCCATGCGGTACATCTCGTCGGATCCGGTCTCCTGGTTGCGGACCTTGACCCACTTCCAGTCGATGCACCGGGTGCAGACCTTCCGGCTCACGTTCGCGCGGTTCGCGCCGTACTCGTCGGTGGGCCGGTGGCCGAAGTCGTCGTCGGCAACGAGCTGGACCGCGATCTCCTGGAAGCGCGGGTAGCAGACGGCGCAGGGCTCCAGGTCGCGGATCGCGGCCAGGTCGATCGAGATCGCCTCGGCGGCCGGGGGCTTGTCGGCCACGCACCCGCAATACGGGTCTCCGCACCGGCAAGCGAAGATCATGTGACCGGCCCCCCGGGCACGGCACTCCGGGTCCTCGTGGAAACGCCTCGCCCTGCGGGAGACGTAGACGGTGTTCGACCCCTCGGTGAGCGACATCAGCGCGACGGCGAGCTTCACTTCTCGTCACCCTTCACGGCCTCGTTCGCCAGCTTCTCCTGGTGGGCCTTCTCGGCGTCGATGTCGGCCTTCAGGTCCAGGCGCTCGTAGGTCATCCAGCGGCCGGTGTCCTTCTGCCACTCGTAGACCGTCACGCGAATGACCCGGCTGGAGCCCTCGCGGATCAGCTCGCGCTCACCGTTGATGCCCGCGTAGCAGGTCGGCTTCGAGCGGAACTTCTTTTCCGGTAGGGGCGCCGCTGCCGTGAACGGCACGTACTTCCAGGTGTAGGTCGGCCTCTTCGTCGCCACGTTCCTTCTCCTCTCCGGTTCCGCCCGTCAAACGGGCGGCTCTTCTCTCATCCGCGCCAACAGCTCATCCATCGAGCTGACCGGCGGGGTGCGGCCGTCCCCGAAGGTAACGACCCTCCATGCTCTGTACTGGTCGAGAGCCCACTGGCCCGGGTCAACCCCGTCCGGCGGGCCTTCTGCGTCCGTGCACATGCGCTTCCTCCCTTCCACCCGGCGAGCCGGGCCGCATGGAGAATAGCGCACTGTTCGAACGGAACTTGCTTGTGAAACAGGAATGTTCGATATGCAGGTGTCCGGTTACTGCGAGTTCGCCACCGATGCGACCGAAACCGGCTTCTCGCCGGGCCCGACGTGAGGAGCGAAGAGCTTCACGAGGACCGGCATCTTCGGTTCGTTGCGGTGCATGGCCGCCCGGGTGTCCAGGAGACCGGCCCCGCGCAGTGCGGCGATCTGCTTGATGATCGTGGTGGCCCCGGCGTTGCGTCCGGCGATACCCGGGTGAAGCCGCATCAGCCCTTCCAGGGTCACCGGGAAGTACTCGTCCACGGCGTCGGCCTCTCGGGAGGCGGCGTCGAGAATCGCGTAGAGCCGGAAGGCGCCGTGCGGAAGGTTCGGGGTCAGGGCTGCCGCAAGGACGCGGTCGGTCGGCTGCATGTGCTTCTCCTTTCCGAGAACCACAGTACACCCTTTTCCAGAGCCGAGCGCAAGGGTTAGCGAGAAGCACTTCTCAGGCCGCCCTCATCACGTACCTCCTCCGCCACGAAGCCACCTGCGCCCGCCTGACGGCCTCAGCCGCCCACCGACCGACGCAGGGCCGCAGCGCCCCCTACGCGCGCCCTGGAGCGGCGCTCAGCCCCCTTCTGACCCACACCCTGCCGACCGCCTCAGCCACCAGATCTTTTTGGAGCGAAGCGAGTCCTCCGTCCTCCGCCGCCAGGCCGGGCGCCAGCCCGGATGGCGGGCCCTTGCCTACAGGTACAGACAGGAGAGAGGAGGATGTTTCTGTTCTTAAAGAGTGGGTGGTTCCGCAGGTCAGGGCGCAAGTAGGGGTTCAATACTCTCGTTTTTCCGAGAACTGGCAGCCAAAGAAAATCACCATGAATGGGTATGAATCGGACAGGGCATACCCCTCCCTATCCATCCTCGGTCAAGGCTCAATGTCGACATCGGAAGCCCTGATCGCACTGCGCGACACGCGCGTTCTGACCTGCATGTACGGCAGCATGCGGATGCCTGCCCCCTGGCAGATTCGGGTTACCCCTCAGCTTCCAAGTCTGATTCAGTCCCCGAACCACCGAGAACCGCAGGTCAGATGAGCCATACCCATGGAGGGTATTAATTCGGACTTATTGGTAATAAACTCATCAACTCGGGCTGTTCTTGTCGGCGCCATGTCAAGTCGAGGGTGCAACCCGCCCGTCAAACTGGGGCATCGTGGGAGAATCTTCGTACCTTCGAAGGGCGTGAACAACGGGCTGACCACCGGTATCGCACCCCGTACGATCAGGGACAACAGACCCGGGAGGCAGGCATGGCAGCCGTTGGAACGACCGCTTCGCAGGACGTGTACCCCGTCGACTTCGGCTCCGTGATCGGCCAGATCCGGGCGCTCATCCCGGACGTCGAGCAGGTCGACTACTCGGACTCGGGGATCGCCGAGTACATGTTCAGCGACGCGCACCTGCGAGGGCTGTACACGATCGCCATCGGCGAGGGGTCGGCGCGGATCTACCGGGCGGCGGCCTCGGCGCTCCGGGCGCTGGCCGTCTCCGAAGGTTTGATCCAGAAGGTCATCCGTACGGAAGACCTCCAGACCGACGGCGCGAAGCTGGCGGGCGCCCTGCTCGCCGGGGCGAAGCAGCTCGAAGACCGGGCGGATGCCGCCGACGAGGATTCCGAGATCATGATGATCGTCGACTTCCAGCCGGTGCCGCAGGACGGTTTCCCCTACAGTCTGCACGGATTCCCCCAGGGGTGGACCGCAGGGATCGGCGGTCCTACCTTCGCGCGCTGGCTGTGACAAGGGGATCCAGGGATACGGGTGAAGATTCCCCGAACTTGGATCCTACTGGTGCGTAGCCGGGTAGCTTCCGTGGATCCAGCTTCTGGGAGAGCAGGGACCATGGAAAAGAAGGACTACGAGCCGCCGATCATCGTCACCGAAGGAGGTGGAAAGATCACCATCTCCTACGACCAGACCGAAGTCTCCATCCCCGAGAACGGCCCGGTACCCAGTGGGACCCCGCCTCTCGCCTGTCGCATCTTCAACGCGCTGAAGTGCGATCTTCCGGGGCGTCTGCGTGCAGAATAGGCCCCATGGCCTCACTCAACAGGCGCAGCGCCCTGGATCCCCGCTGGCAACTGCACCAGCGGTCGGTTCCTCGCGGCCACATGAACGCGGCGGTGGAGATCTTCCGCAGGCCGTCGCAGGGTGGCGAGTACGGCTTCGACCCCATCTCCGGCGGCCTGACGATTCCCGATGGGCAGGGTGGAGAGAAGTTCCCTGAGCTGATCCTGCTCTACCGGGGTCCGGGCCGCATCGCGAACAACAAGGACTGGCGTGCCCGGGTCAGGACCCAGCGCGGCGACATGGGTACGGACCACGCGATCCGCGTCCAGGTGCCGATCCGTACGTGCCCCCCGGTCCATGCCAACGATCTGGTGCGCGCCCTCGAACCGGACCCGAACGATCCGGAACTCGGTCATCTGGTCCTCGGAGATCCGGAACTGGTCCATTACCTTTTCCACGTACGCAACCCGCTCATGTCCTCGAACGCATGGCTGAGGAATGTCCTCTGTGACGTGGACGCGGCGCATCCGCAGACGCTGCCGCCTCCTTTCACCATGGAGGTCACCACCTTGAGCAACGGGGTGATGGGTCCTTGACCAGGGGAGAGGTAGCCACGTGGGCCTGAAGATTGCGCTGCTCAGCCGGGATAATGGCGTGGGCCTGTCGCTGGATACCGCTCTGCTCACCGAGCTTTTCGAGTCGGCTGGGCATGAGGTCGAATTCCACGACTGGCAGGCCAAGGAGATGCCCAGGACGGACGTCGCCTTTCACCTGGAGCTGGTCAGCCGGAATCTCGCTCAGTTCGCCGACAAGAACATCGCCATTCTGAATCTGGAATGGTATCCACGGGAGTGGATGAAGTACCTTCCGGCGTTCGACCAGATCTGGGCGAAAAGCCACTACGCCCTGCGGTTCTGCCGCAACCGGGGAGGCAAGAACGTCCAGCTCACGGGCTTTCTGGGGACGGATCTCCATGACCCTGACGTGAAGCGCGAGCTGAAGTGCATGCACCTGCGCGGCAGGTCCGGCATGAAGGGCACCGAGCAGGTGATCGGGGCCTGGCAGAAGGACTCCACGTTGCCCCCGCTTACGATCATCTCGAAGGACGAGGTGCACATTCCCGCCGGATTGGAGGACCGCATCACAGTCGTCCTGTCGCCTTCCGACGAGGAGCGCAACCGGCTGATGAACGAGGCGCAGATCCACGTCTGCCCTTCCATCGCCGAGGGGTGGGGCCACTACATCACCGAGGCCATGTCGGTGGGGGCGATCGTGGTGACGACCGACGCGTCCCCGATGAACGAGCACATCAGACCGGAGTGGGGCTACCTCGTCGGGGTGACCAGCACGCGCAATCACCACCAGGCGATCCTCACGTACACCTCCCCGACGCTGATCGCCGAGGCGGTCCGGCGGGCCGCTGCTCTCACGCCGGAGCGTCGCGAGCAGATCGGGAACGCGGCACGCGCCCGCTTCCTGAAGCGCAATGCAGAGTTCAGGGAAATCGCACTGAGGCTGGTGGAGCGGTGAAGCACACGGTTCTGGTTCCGGCGTGGCGCAGGCCCGACATGCTCCACGCCTGCCTCACCAGGCTGGCCAAGGCGGCGGCCGGATACAACGTTCGGGTGGTGGTCACGCTCGACCGGAAGGGGACTCTCGAATGCCGCCAGGTGGCCGAGTCCTTTTCTACGTCGTTCTCTGAAATATTCCTGCGCGTGATGCACCATCACCAGTTCCACGGGAATTCCTACAACGTGCTGTCGGGCCTCAAGGATGCTCTGTCCATCGAGGCCGATCTGATTCACGTGGTCGAGGACGACATTATGGTCTCGCTCGGTTACTTTGCGTACCACGAGGCCGCGCACGCGGCTGCCCCCGACGTCTTCTCGGTGAGCGCGTGTCGGAACCAGAACCTGACGGGCGAGCCCCCGGCGGCGGCGTACCGGCACCCCTCCTACCAGTCCCTCGGCGTCTCCTTCCGCCCGGCGGTGGCACGCAAGGCGGTCGAGCACAACAAGCCGGTCTACTACGGCGACATGGTCGGGTACTGCCGCCGGACCTTCCCCGGCACCCAGATTCCGCCGGGGCATGCCGAACAGGACGGGCTGTTCAACCGCATCCGGGAGCGCGAGCGCGGTGTGACGGTGTACCCGGCACAGCCCCGGGCTTTCCATGCCGGGTTCTACGGGTACAACCGGACCGGCCGGAAACTCTCGGGCTCGATCGAGCGCCGGTCGGAGAAGATCCTCTCGATGACCTCGGAAGAGATGAACGCGATGGCGGGCCTGATGAA